GCCTTGATTGATCTGGCTCTGTACTGGCACCAAATCTGCGTAGTTCTTGGTCTGCAAGAACTTCGCGATACTCGCCGGGGTATATCTTTCTGGAGGAATGGTCCCTATGGCAGACTGAGGATTCTGGCTTTCGTGATTCAGCTTTCCGATCTGCGCCTGAATCAACTGCCGCTGCAATTCGGACTGTTGCTGGGCCTGCTGATCCTGCTGATACCCCAGAGCACTCTGCCCTAGTACGTTGCCTACAGACTGACCCCCGCGATTGTTCGCAAGAATGCGAAGTCCAAGCTGAGCAGCTGGACTATTGAGCTTGCCCACCAGCCTGTCAGCAAATGATCCTGTAGGCGGAGTCGCGGTTGGAATAGCCGGAGGCTGCATTTGCGGCAGAGGGCCGAAAATACCGCTCCAGCTCATCTGAGAAGGATCGACTGGTAATGGATTAAATAATGGCATAGATCACCCAAAGATCCCGCCCAAAACAGCACCGCCCAAGCTCCCCCATGGACCAAGAATTGACCCCAATGCGGCACCACCTAATGCGCCACCCACAGGATTACTGGGATTCTTGGTGGTCTGGGTAGAGCCGTAATCGGTTCCTCGAACCTGCGACAAATACCGGCTCAATGCATCCTGCGGCGCGTTGGCTTCATTCTGCATCTGCTGTTGCAACTGATCACCATACTGATTGAGCTGAGAGGCATCGGTATAGATCTGGTTAGCCAGTGGCTGCGCATAGCCGAGAGTGCCCTGTTGCAACTGGCGCTCGTTGGCGTAGTTACCGCCATAGATATTCGTCGCAAGGTCGTTCAGCTGCTGCGCTCGCAATCCTTGCGACTGATCTACATTGCGACCTGATCCAGCAAATTGACTGGCAAGCTGCCCCTGAGTAGCCATGGCGGCTTTGTTGAAGGTCGCATCCAGATATGGATTGCTGCCAAGGAATCCCCCATTCAGGGAGTTCTCTACATAGTTCTTCGCAGCACCAACTCCAGAGTCACCGCTCATTGCCCTGGCGCTCGCGATGCCTGCGGCCGTCTGCTGATACGCATTCATGGGCGCTACGGGAGCACCACCACCGTATAGTTTCTGCGCTTCAGCTAACCCGCTCTGAAGATAGGGAAGCTGATAGGAAGGAGGTTCAATCCTCTGTACGCCACTCGATGATCCACCGCCCGCCATAGATACCTCAATGGACCTGTCTTAGGTCCTTCTCCAAGCAAATCGCAGTTTCCTTGAATCCCGGAAGCACTCGCTTCCAGCCCCTTCGGCCCTTGATTTCAAGTGCCACGCATTCCACGGAACGCGCCCACTGTTCTATTTGCGTAAACAGTGGACTGAGCATTTCCACGCCCACATCACCGCTGGCCGCCCAGATGCAGCAGATATTCCCTCGCTGCGTCGCATAGATTTCCGTGATGACGATTCCGCTCACAACTCCGTGCTGTTCGCACAGCCAAAGTTGCTTTTCGCCGTTAGCGAGGTCGTGGTAGATGTCCTCGACCGAACGAATCATGGTCTGCTCTACGACTTTGCGGATATGACGCTCCGCATACGGCCACAGAGTTTCCAGCGTGTCGGAGTTAGCGGTAAACAAACTCACACAGCACCGGAGAGTGCCAGATCTACTTCCAAGCCCTGGGCGCTATTGAAAGTTCCAGTCAGGGTGATTCTTGCCCTCTGGTATCTGGCTTCAGAGCGAAAGTCACAAAATCCAGAGCGACTGTTTGCCGTGACTTCAGAGGTATAGGAAGCCGCCGTGTCCTGGGCGTTGCGTGTTCCCAGAGCCACGGTATAAGTACCGCTCTGAATGTTGGGCCTGACGCCTTTTACCCGGAAGAAATTCCCATTGGGGTCTCTCATTTCTCCCGTTGTCAGTAGAGCTGTTCCGGGAGTTCCTTTCAGGAAGTCAAAGGCAAAGTTCGACTTCCAATACACCACCGGGCTATAGAACGTTCCATGCGGGACAGGACCAAAGGTGGTTAATCCCTCATGCACTAGGAAGGCATGGGAAAACCGGCCTTCCTCATAGTTGTAGATGATGATTTCATTGGGCTGGCCTGAACTTGCGGTCAGATTGGGGAATCCCCAGTAGATACATCGAGCGACCTGATCCAGCGCCCCACGGACATTGTTCCTGTTGTTCAGATCTACATTTGCGAGGAAGTACCTATCGGTCTTGCCGCGTCCAATCGGTTCAGCTCTTCCGCCATCCGTCCGATAAAACCCATCGTGACCGATGAAGTAAGTCAGTCCACCAACCTTGACCAGCGAATTGCGATACGCACATCCCACTTACGCACATCCCACTCCGGTTTTCAGATCGTCGAACTGAAATACCGATGTCCCGCCGACATACGTCGCGCGGGAGATGCCTTTTTCCTGAAAGATGAGCCCGAACTGATCTCCCCCGCTAATCCCGCTCACATATCCGTATTCGTGAGTGAACTCCTGTCTTCCGGACTGCTGGGCTATCGCTGTCGTGCTGCTGGGAGTTGGCCAGCTTAAAGGGTTATCTATCCCGCTCCACTGAATCGCATATCTATCTGCGGTCTGAAGGTCTCCCAATACGATGAACTGACCTATGATTCCGATGCAGTTGGACTTCGGCGCATCAGTAACACTTGCGAATGCTGTTGCACCTGCGGTGGCCTGTTGGAGATAGTCGCTGCCATTCGTGGCAAACACGATCTCTTCGTAGTCCGCAAACTGCCAGCCATTGGCCGTCGCTGAGTAGGTAGCTCCGGACTTGTCTGATCCCGTGATGTAGAGCTTTGTAGCCGTGCCCTCAAACGACTGATACGAAATGCTATTGCTGCCGTACCCCTGAAATCTGAAGTACGCGCCCTTTGACACGCCGTTTAGCGTGTGAGCATCCAGACCCGACCCGGTATAGAACGGCTTGTACGTCGTATCAGTGGGGACAACGTTCTTGGCTTCGGTAAGGCCAGGGTTATCCAGGTCCGGAAGATCCGGAAGCCATTCCTTGAAGATGATGTTCATCCGGCTACCGTGTGCGGTGCCGCGCCGGAGTAGTCCTCAGCGCGCATTTGCGATCTATAGGCATCCAGAGCGGCGTTATAGAACTCTCGCCAGATCAGCAGACGCGCATCCTCCTTAATGAAGACTTCAGCCTCCAGCAAGGCACCATAGAGACACAGGTCCGGCGCATTGGTGATCAGCCAGTTAATACCATCACTGTCTGTACGCAATACAGTGGGCTTTGCGTAGTACGTGCCCACCATCGCGCCGCCCGTTGGAATCGGGCCGAATTCGAAATTTGCCCCATTGCGCGCAAAATAGACCGGAACGCCCGTGCTCCCTGATCTTGGGAACCGCGCATACAGCTGCTCAAGTCCGATACGCTTCAATGGAGGCGTATTCTGGCCTGAGATATAGGCCACCTTGATTGCCAGGTGGTCACTCGGAACGGCGGCCACCGAGGCTGCAATCGTGACGTTAAGCGCAGCCTCCATCCATGATCCCCAGTTCTGGGACTCGCGGTAAAAGCGCTCTTCCCACTGCTGGATGAAGTTCGGCACGAACGTTGACAGGTCGCTACGCGCCAGATTGTCCGTTACGGCAGTTTGCAACGTTGTGTAGTTCGTGATCACGGCCATGACTTACCCTCCGCAGCGAAGCATTCGCTCTCGCGTGCGATTCCAGTGCCTGGAGCCGTCGCAATACTCATAGTGAGGAATTCCAGGAACACCGAGCGTGTAGTGAACAAGTGACGCCGATGAAAGGTCCTGCTCTTCCGCAAGGCAGTTCCACTCAGGAGGAAGGGTTCCCACCTGCGATTCTTTGAGCCAGCTGAAGCGGTGCAGAAAATAGCCTGGAGATTTGGCTACAAACTCCGGAGTCAATACTTGGTTCGCGTAGTGTCCGCAGTTCCACAGAATGACGGACGACCAGTTCTTGCACGGATAGTCTTCGTTATCCGCCTCCATATCCGTTCCGATATACTTGCGATCATGCTTGGTCTTGTAGTTGTGCTTGACCACGCTTACCGCACTATCGAATGAGTTCTGTTCCCGTAAGGCCCATAGCTTTGCGATGTCTTCCATGCACACCATGTCGCCATCAGCGAATAGCGCCCAGCCTCGATAGTTGTTCATGTACGGAACGAGGAACCGCGAATAGATGAAAGCGTTGCTTCCATCCTTCTGTCCGTCGAAGCCTCCAATCATCCCCTTGTGAAGCGGAATAAAAGCCACCGGGACCGATGCATGCTCAATAACGGACTGACAGAAAACGTGATAGGCAGCCGCCTCCCTCGGATCGAATCCGACGTAAAGAGGAATTGGCGTCATTCAGGATGCCTGTAGCGGCTTGCCGTCTAGGCCTTCGATGATTCTTGGTTTGGCATAGGCGATCACATAGAACCCGTGTTCGTGCGTTCTCTGGATGGTCTGAAGGTCAAACCTTGCCCATAGTTTCGGAAGCCACCAGTCCATATCCTGCTGCGTGAGATGGGCGTTTCTCCCATCCGGCAGCGTCTTCATCGCGGGACCCGTATGGATCGTCAGGAATGCGACGATCTCCGTCAGCGACTGGATGTGATCCAGAACATTATCGAGATAGTCAGGCTCGATGTGTTCCAACACATCAATGCTGGCCACCATTTGAGCGGGGATAGGAGCGGTGGCCAATTCTTCCAAACCAGCACCGG